CGCGTATTTCAACGAAATCTGATAAGCAAGCCCGGAAGCGAGGCAAGGCAAAAAACGGAAGTTGACATCTGCCGTATTGGTATAGGTGCCCGCATCCTGGATCCGGCGAATGCGGTAGTAAACCAGTGTGTAAGCAAGATTGGGTGATGGGTACAAAAAGACCTTGAACGTGTTAGCACGTTGTACGTATAACTGTGCAGGCTGGGCTTGCACAGTTTTATCGGGTAGGTCTAAGTACTCCTCGCGACTGATCCGATCAAGCGTGATGTCTTGCTGCGGACTTACTCCAGGCAAACGGATGACCGCCGAGAGCACGTTGACCGTATCTGATCCAAGCGTGATCTCGTATCCACCAGGAGACAGGGTATAGGTCGCTTGCTCAATGGTCCAGAGGTTCAGCCCCCGATTGGCCCAGTCTAAAAAGAGCAGGTTTAACGACCGTCGCGCAGACGACAATTGATATCCCGCCGTGGGACGCATGCCGCAGCGCTCAAAAGCCTCTTCAATTAAGTCATCAATCGAGAGGTTAAAGTCGGTCGTTCCTGAAGTTGCCATTTACGCGCAGCTAGAGCCGCCCATTTTCATTTTCTTGACGCCCTTCATGGCCATGCGCTTGTGCTGGTTGACCAGCCCACCGCTTTTCATCAATACAGGGCCTGTAGTCTTGCTGGTTTCACTCAGCATTTTGTTGCGCGGTCCTGAAGTAACCGCACCGCCGCCACGCGTTGCCGCGCCCATGCCACGTCCAGCCATGATTATTTCCCCTTTTTGGCCATTTTCATGGCTTTTCCGCCTTTCTTCATGCCCATGGGCATGGGAGGCATCTTGGGCATAGCACGGCCCATCGCGTCTTTGGTCTTGCGCTTTACTGCACGGCCCATCTTGTCGGCCATGCCGCCTTTTTCGTAGCCCTTCATCATGATCAATGCTCCTTTATCTAAATTGCGCGGTTTTGGCCGCGATGGCTTTGGGTTGCTTCACAAACTGCTTTCCTGCCTTTTTACCTGCGCGCTTTGCTCGGGTCGTTGCTGCATATTCAGCCGGAGTCAAAGCCTTGATCGCCGCTTCAGGAAGATAGCGCTCACCCGTCTTGCTTGAAGGCTTGCCGCTTTTTGTTGTCCAACGTTGAGATGTCCAATCTTTTAGACTCTGTTGTTCTTTTCGTAGGGCCATGCTATATTGCCCCAATAGGAGGATCAAATGAATGAAGTTTGGGCTGAAATACCAGAAACCGCAGGTCGCTATTCTGTAAGTAACTGTGGAAACGTACGAGCAAACTGGTCAGATATTCCACAGCGAAATCTTTCGTATCGTATGCGAATAGAAGTGTCTCGGCAACTACGAGCGTCAACCCACACAACAGGTTATCTGCGCATCGCCCTCGGAAGAGGGCGCTATCATTACATACATCGCCTAGTGGCTGCTGCTTTTTTACCGAACCCGAATTTGTTATCCCAGGTTGATCATATAGACGGAAACCGAAAAAACAATCATTTTGAAAATCTACGATGGGTTTCGGCAAAAGAAAACGCTGCATACGGAAGTAAACGTCACGAATGGTCGCCTCAAAGACTTGCAAGCGCTCGCCGACGGTTATTTGTTGCTGAGGCACCCGAGTTTCTTGCTTTGCATAAAGCGGGCTATAGCTTACGTTGGATTGCAAAAAAATTTGGTACTGATCATAAAGTAGTTCGAAATCGAATTGCTGAACTGGAGAGTTAGTCACGGTAGCCTCCACCAGCTTGCTTATATTTTTTGGCTACTAACTGAGCCTTCCTCGCGGACCATTTTCCAGCCGCAGTCCCATGCGTGGCAGCAGCCTTAACCTGGGCAACAATCTTCTTGCGAAGCCCGGGTTTGGTGTAGTTTCCTGCCGCATTGACCCCGGACTTATTGGCCATCTTCACTGTCCTTTTTTCGCGAGGGCATCAATTTTTGACTCAAGTCTTTCAAAGCCTGTGTCAAACCGTTCCATAATCTTTTCAAGGTCTGCGCGAACCTCTGCACGAGTGATGTGATCACGGGCAATTTCCTCCCGAGTTCTATTGAGCAGAATCTGAATACGCTTCTGCTCGTCGTGATTCATCTTAATCATAAACATGACCAAGGCAACGAAAAACGACGTTACTAAATTCCAAACAATGACTCCGGTATCCATTTAACACTTCCATCTGCGTCGAGCCTGCCGTATACGGCTGTTTGGGTCTTTGGCTGCTTCAGGAAACTGCTTCATCTGGCCCGCTGAACGAGCACAGAATGACTTCCTTCGCGCAGCGTCTTTAGGTCCCGGATTGTCCGAGGTCACCGCTGTTTTGAGTTTGCTGCCAGGGTTGGCACGACGATAGGCTTCGACGCCTTTTTGCGTCATGCCTGCGCCCTGCTTGGTCGGTCGAAAGTTACCGCTCTTGACCGACGTCGCAATGCCCATGCCCTTGGACTTGGCCATTACTGCGCTGCTCCGCCATAAAAGAGCAACGTCACGCTGGTGACATTGACATCGTTGACGTCAATAAACACACCATCATCAAACAAAATGCCCATGTCAGGGATGATGAGATCACTGGCCCCTGCCGCAGCAGGCGTGTTAATGGTCATCAAGGCAGTGCCCGAAGAGGTGCTACCGTTCTTCAAGGCAAATGACGATGCTGTGGCCGTATTGGTGAAATACACACCAATCACCCGCGTGCGCCCCGCAATCGCGTGGGCATCGGCAGTCTTGGTGACTGCCTGAATATTACTGGCGCTCATTGCGACTCTCCGTTAGGTGGATCCTCTGGAAGATCCAAACGAGCAATTAAGCCTTTCATGACATCGATTGCAGCTTGGCAAGCAACGGCTACCTCATGGGCATGTGCCCGTTGCTTTTCCATGTTTTCCATCTCTGCCTCAAGAAATTCACGCGTAATCTTCATTAGGCAACCGTGCTACACATAATGTAGTACGTCGTGCCGTTATCACTGATCACGGGAATCGTATGGGTAACGCTGGGAGAACCCACCGCTGCACGGAATACGCCAGCAACAGCAGGAGCGGGTACGCGAAGCAGCGCCCCAACCGTGCCTGTACCACTGTTGGTACAACGCAGATAAGTAGCCCCGGACCAAGAGCCACCAGAAGCAAAGTCAGAATCAAGCTGGATGGCAGAGATTGTGCCGCCAGGGGCTGTTGATGTACCACCTAGTGTCACGCGAAGCGCGTTACCTGCGCCAGAAATGGTGCCTGAGCCGTTAATTGACAGGGAAATGTGTGCGCCGTTTACGGTGCCACCAGTGGCAGCATTAGCTCCCGTCACACGGGTCAGAAATCGAGCGGTTTCGCCAGATCCCGTGGAAGTAAATGTCAGACGGCTGTAGTTCAAACGAACATCGCCCGTGGTATTGGACGCGGTAACGTAAGAAGAAGAGACGTTGGATGCGGTGGTTACAGTGATTTCAGAAGTTGCTGTACCGGAGATAAAGCCATTGTCCGATGCCACTGGCCCGGAGAAGGTTGTACGTGCCATGTAATCCTCACATGCGATATCGGCGCATCAGTCTGCATGTCGTCAGCCGGGACTGTCTGATGTGCCGGAGCTAACCCCGGAATACAGGCACTGTAGCACTATGGCGCGGAGGATGCAACGCCGTTATAGATCCATCGTTTTTTACCGCAGTCATAGATTCTTCTTGCCCCCATTAAATAGGTCATCTCTGCCTCAGATCGTGGGTCAGTATCGGCGTCAAAAAAATCTGTACTTCCATGCTCAATCAGACGTTTCTGAATATTTTTACGCTGATAATGGCTCTTGGGCCAAAGCCCCGTTTTTTGGCTCCAAACCTGATAGTCAGCGGGAATCTCTTCCTCAAGCTTAAAACCCAACTTCTCGTACATACCCCCATCGAAGTAACGGTTGTCAGAAAAACTTTTAACGGCGACGTTTCCGTGCTCCTGCAAGAAAGCTTGGAACAAACGAGACGCAGCTCCCACTACCGTGATGCGTGTCGCAAATCGTGACAGTGTCCAAACGCGATCCGTAGCACCTCGGTCATTGGCTCCAAAGGTAAAACGCATACAGGCAACAAGCAATTCACCATGGTAGAGACCGTAATGGATGCCTGATCCATTACCGCCTTGAGGGTGGTAGCGATCATAAAACTTCCTAGCATCTAATGAATCGACCTTGCGCAAGGCGCA